CGAAGAAAGACTTGTACAGTTTCTCCCTGTTCTGTATAACGTTTTCGCGTAATATAAACACGTAATCGACATTGGCCCGTAGATCCGGTGACAAGTCCATGCAGTACTGCATGGTCAGCATGAAAAACAGTTTCCAGTGTCTCCCGTTCATGAAACATTGACGAATACACACGTCCTTCATAAATCGTCGATCGTACATACAATCATCAAGAAGAATGAAAGCACTGGAATTCGTCTTGCTGGTGCTACTCACAATCTTCTTCTGACGATCAAGAACCCTCTCAATGGCTTCACGGTCGTAATCTCCGTAAATAAACAGGTCAGGTACAAACTTCTTGTAATGGTGATTTCCTTCTTCAGTAGCTGACATGACGATCCCTACTGGTATATGACGTTTGGCGTAGAGTATATCTGTAACTAAAGTCGATTTACCAGTGCCACGCTTGCCTATAAACACACACACCTTATCATCAGGTATATTTTCTGGCTTAAACTTTTTGAGCTGTATATTCATACTATACTGTTATCGGAAATTAATGGAACAAGAATACATTCAATCGGCTATAGATATTCTGACTCCAGTGATGGAGTCGGGTATGATATTCGCAGGACAGTATGCCCAAAGTACAGGACGAGACTATATAACGTCCCTTGATATGAAATATGGGTTGAGATACGCCACCCGTAACGTAACAGGAAAAGTCACCGGATCGATTTTGTCTTCTTCCGATGATGAAGAAGACGAAGAGGACGATGAGTGGGAAGAGGTTGACGAAGAGCTCGAACAGTTCAGGCGGTACGAAGGTGATGACGAGCTTATGAACAGTATCAATATGGCCTATGACACCTGGGACGATTGGATACCAGAATCGCCAATTGAAAAGATATTAAAAAATGCAATAGATCATAATAATCATGAAGTATAAAAACCTCCCAGCTGAACCAGTGGGATGGGAACCTGATACGTCCTGTAACGTTATTCAGTCTGATTACGAGGAAGATACAGATGAGGAAGATACAGATGAGGAAGGAGAAACTGAAATTGAGGCCAGTGATCAGGACAGCGAACGCTCTTTTCGTTGTACACCAAAAAAGAAAAATTTGGAGAAAAAATCCAGGAAAAGGGATGTGGTTGGTATAATACTCCAAGAAGACTTATTTTTTTTTCCTGAGGTATATTAAAAATAAATGGACACTGAAGCTGTTATCAAATCATTCCAAACTCAAACTGTTAGCTTTTCTACTCTCGGTTTTACCTTTGCCGCTGCACTTGCCTGGATGAACTTTATTCAGTGGACTGTTGCTCATTTTCTTAAAGACGCAAAGGGTACAAGTGGAAGATCTCTATTGATCACCGCTCTAGTAACTTCTATAATAGCTGTAGCTATTATTCTTTTAATTCAGTTTATTCAGCGTAGCACGCTTGACCTTATTATTTCGAAGAGTGAACGAGAAAGATACCAATCACGATAATTATACCAATCACTGTATAGATAAATAGCTTTGTTTGAATAAACATACGTTTAGGAGGATCTAGAAATGGTAACTCGATAGGCGGAGGTAACTCAGGATACAAATCTTCTTTATCTCGAATTTTAAACTTATCAGTGACACAGGTCAGTTTAAATTTCATGAAATGGTTTTGTCCTCTGAAATCATACGGTACCAATTTGTTACAGTTGTTGTAGTACCATCTAAACCGTAACTTGGTCGCTACTTTCACCGGTCCTCGATGAAAATAAAACTCCACCGCATCGTTCGCTCCCTTGAGTTCGATGAATGACTTGGTATCCGAAAAAGCTATGATACGACCCATATAGAAAGGTTCAAGAACCGGTGGATAATCAACATTGTATGTATTAGATCCGAAACTAAACGTGGCTCCGTCTACATATAAAGTTTTTTCAAGATCGTCGTCATTACATGCCACACGTATGATAAGATTGGAAGGTCCAGTGAGATCAATAGCTCCTGATGTTATACTTGACGTAAAAGGCGTATCAATAGCTTGAAATCCTAGTACAGTGGCCGGTGTACCATATACGCTTTTACTCGTGTACCCGTTTGACCCACTGTAAAACTGCATAGAAAAGTTTTGTGATAAAGTGTTTGAAAACGTAAGAGCATTCGTGGCGCTGGTAAAAGTCACACTGTTGATATTTGAATTAGGTGGAGCCAGTGATGTCTGTAGCATACTTGCCAGTGACGTACCATCGTAATTACCTTCGGTCAAAACAATTGTTTTATTATCAACATCAAACTGTTTGTTACCAGCGTTAATCATGTACTGAAACGTAGGAATACGCGCCGATATGAGTTTGAGGTTTGTAATGTTATACACAGGAGTATTTAAGGCGACTGTATAGTCGTTGGGATTAGGAAACTCTACACAGTCTCGTTCACTGCTGTCAACTTCAAGTATATGTTCCATTATTGTTACTCAATTTAATTTGTTAATGGATTGGTCGCGAGAATTCTACGAGCGACACTGAGAGCCTGAGAGGTAGCCCGAGGGTTTTCCAGTCCCTTGAACGTGTTTATACCGTCTTGGTAGAGGGGTTTCACATACTGTTGGTAACTTCCGCCGTTGGCTGGATTGACGCGACCTTTGGTATCCGTATTATCAATTCGGACCGCTGTTAAATTACCTGGGTTATTGATTTTGACGTTCATCCGTCCAGCATTACCTGCTCGATCGGGGTTACCTCTATTTACTGCTAACCGAAGCTCGTTTGGAACTTCAGTATATGCACCGTGAAAACTGGAAATACCTGGAGTTGGTCCATGCGTACGCCCATTATAATTGTTAATGTCACCCTTGTTCCTGGTAGGATCTTGTGACAGTTGTAAAGCACTGACTGTACTCTTCGCTGGAGCATACTGCAAACCGTCCATACGTGTCGTGTTTTCGGACCTTGCAGTGGGTCTCTTGGTCTTCTCATAACTTTCGCGTTTCGTAGGAGCCGTGACTTCGTGTGCACGACCTTGTACTGGTGGGCGACGAGTAGGTAAAAAAGCAGTCTTCGGGGCAGTCTTATGTTGAAGAAGAGCCGTTTCTTGCTGTCTTCCACCAGTCACGTCTCCAGCTGGACCGGATCGACCTGGTAAACTGGTGAGTTTGTAAGCACCGACATTCGGAGGTTTTACTCGGAAAAGTTGTTGGTACCCACCATACGCTGGAACTTCTGCTCCTACATTCAGACCTGGACCTACCATAACCTTTTCAACCGGTCCAACGTTTTGCATATTACCTGAGCGGTAAGGATTTGAAGTTTCGGCGAGGTAAGAAGGAAGACCGCCTGGGTACCTGTTAGGTGTTATATCAGCAAACGTATTACCTTCGGAGTACAAATCACCTTTCGATACTTGTTTTTCACCCGTGTATGTATCAGTTATTCTAACATATGATTGTTCACTGTTATCTTCTTTTATAGGATGTAAAACAGATTGCTTGATAGGAGTATATTCTTCTTTTGTTCTGTTCATAGATTTACCCATATAGGCAAGACCTAAGATACCGGCGATTGCCATCAATTCAGCCATCTTTACATTTTATAAATATTTTAATTAATTCGATAAGTACCTCTGTATATACATAGCGTTTTGATTATCTGAACGAGTACTACCTGGTACAATCACGTGACTTTCTATAGGTTGTGAGCATGGCATTTTGTTAAGAGGGAATACTTGCTGCTCGTACGTATCGACATAAATCTTTTTGAATTGCGATGTCGATTGAGGTCGGAGTGTATCATCGAGTTCAATAAGGCTATTAGGAGCACCTTTACCTGCTCTATAAGGTGCAGTTCCATATAACACGGTGTTGGGTCGACCAAAATAGTGCAGGCTGCTTGGTTGAGGTGGAACGACAAATGCATCTGTTGCTGGATTTGTAGGCAAAGAGGATTGTTCAATGTTTAAAAGTCCAGGCTGTAATTGATAAGACATTTATTATTATAACTATTTAATATATTAAATTATTAAGGATTGCGTATAGTCCCTGAAAGATCAAGGCCGGCGAACGACTCCGGTTGAGCTCCTCTTGAATTCGGGTCACACATTGACGGATCATCACGGCATAGTGATCGATTTTTCTTACCGTAACACCACTCGGCAAAGGAGGTCTGGTCACCTGGTATAGTGGTCACTGGAGTGGAAATAAATTGACGAGCAGCTGCTCTCCGTTGATATTCAGGTAAAGCGCTACGTGATCGAGTATTACTTATCGGAAACGTATTATCCATATATTTATGTATATCAGCTTGTACATCTTCATACATGCATGCACCTAAACGATCAGGTCTATCTGTGTAGTCACTTAATAGAACATTACCCATTGGATTTTCTTTCGATGGTCTTTGACATACACCTTTTTCACCGTTATAATATTC